TTCACTATTGATAACAATGGTACATTAGAAGATTTAAAGTTTAACGTAGGGCAATTAATAACACATTTGCATAGATTAGGATAACATGTGCTATTTTTAGTTTATAAATATAAGTATCAATTAATTAGAGGTTATCAATGAATATTACCTGGATAGGTACTGGAAAATTAGGAATGCCGTGCGCAGAAGCAATGGCACTGAAAGGTCATACTGTACATGGATATGATCCTTATGTTAGAATAAAATCATCTCATGTATTGCAATTTCCAACAATGTCGGGTGCGATACAAGGAGCAGATATTGTATTTGTTGCTGTGCCTACACCACACGATACAGATTATGATGGAAGAGGCCCCACTGCACACTTAGCACCCAAAGACTTTGATTACAGTATTGTAAAAGAAGTATTAGCCGAAGCAAATCAATATATGAATAAGGATCAATTGCTTGTGCTTATTAGCACAGTATTGCCCGGAACAACACGCAAACATTTTGTTGACTTTGTTACTAATACACGCTTTGTATACAATCCTTATTTAATTGCTATGGGCAGTGTAGCATGGGATATGGTTAATCCAGAAATGGTTATGATTGGCACCGAAGACGGCAGTGAAACTGGTGATGCCAAAGAACTTGTAGATTTTTACAAAACTATAATGGAAAACGATCCACGTTATGTAATAGGCACATGGGACGAGTGTGAGTGTATTAAAGTTTTTTACAACACCTGGATTAGTACTAAGATTGGTCTTAGTAACATGATACAAGACGTTGCCGAACGTCAGGGCAACATTAACGTAGATATTGTAACCGAGGCATTAGCAGGCAGTACAATGCGTATTATGGGCCCTCAGTATATGAGAGCAGGTATGGGAGACGGAGGAGGATGTCACCCAAGAGATAATATAGCTCTGCGCTATATGGCACAGGATCTAGATCTAGGCTACGATATGTTTGATAGTATTATGAATGCTCGAGAGATACAGGCAGAAAACCTTGCTCGCCGATTAGTTGATTTAGCAAAAGAGCACAATTATACAATTTATATTCATGGTAAAGCATACAAGCCAAACGTTAGTTATCTAGACGGTAGTTACAGTATATTAGTTGGGCATTATTGTGAGAAGCACGGAATTGCTCCAATATATATCGATCCAATGACTAGCGACAATAATGTACCCACTGAAAGTTGTGTAATGTTGTTAGCACATAGTGCTAGCACAACATACCGGTACACTGCAAATAACAACAAAGATGAACTATACTGCAATATACCCAACAACAGCATTGTAGTTGATCCATGGAGAAAGTTCTCTACGGATAAAGATATAAAGGTAATACACTATGGAAACACAAGACTGGGGTAAAGGACACATTGATCCCTTTTGGAACAATGAGTACAAGCATTTAACTTATGCACTAGAACCATTTAATAACACTAGCGATTTACAAAAGTGGAGTAGGCAAGGTTATGTGCATCCAAGTAGCCATTACACTGGTTTTTTATGTGATATGAAAAATCCGCAGCCAACCTGGAATCAAAAAATCATAGATTGGTTTGTTGAAGAATTTAATGTAAAAGACATTGGTACTAGTTATTATAAAATGGGCACAGGTGTAATACTACCAGTACATGGAGACATTTACAAACGTTACAGAGAACTATTTGGGTGTAAACTCGATGACATTGTTCGTGTTATTGTAATGCTAGAAGACTGGAAAAGTGGGCACTATTTTGAAATCGATGATCAACCTCAACTAGGATGGAAAGCCGGAGATTATTTTTGGTGGTTTGGCAACACGTTGCATATGGCAGCAAACATTGGTATCGAAAAAAGATATACACTGCAGTTAACAGGTCATAGATCTGTATGATTTTTTCTAGCAACGAATGGGATACTCTTAGAGAGGTTGTAGTTGGCACTGCCGATTCGGCAAATTTTCCTGTGCAAGATTTAGATTTCAAAGAAAGCATGACCAATGGTGCATGGACTGAAACTGAATTTCAATTCGGTCCTGTTAGTGCCGAAATTATCGAGCGGGCAAATATTAGTTTGAACAAATTTTCTTCGGTGCTTGAAGATTTGGGAATAATTGTGCACAGACCGTTAGATAGAGATTATGCTGCATTAGACCAATTCTATGGATATTGTCCTAGGGATACTGTACTAATTGTTGGCAATAATATAATATGTTCTCCGACAAAATACACTAGTAGACGACAAGAATGGCAAACAATGTCACATGTGTGGAAAGATCAACAACTAGTATTTCCAGACGACCCAGATGCAATGTTTGATGCAGCAAACATATGCAGATTAGATAGAGATTTATTATATCTAGTAAGCCAGACTGGGAATATGGCAGGAGCACGTTGGTTGCAAGACCACCTGGGAAAAGAATATCGTGTGCATCCTATAAACAACTTATACAGTGGTGTACACATTGACAGCACAATTACTCCAGTAAGGGAAGGGTTAGTTGTACTTAATGCTGGTCGTATTAAAGAAGATAATATTCCAGAAACACTAAAAAGTTGGGATAAGATCTGGATAACTGCAGACGAAATAGCACATCAAAGTTTTGATCATTATCCATATGCTAGTAACTGGATTGGATTAAACTTTTTTATGGCAAATCCTGAATTAGCCATAGTAGACCCAAAGCAAGAAGTTCTTATTAAAAAATTAAGCAAATATGGAATCGAATCAATTGGTGTTGATTTAACCGAAAGTCGGACTCTAGGCGGAGGTCATCACTGTTGTAGTTTAGACACTCTTAGAGGCTAATTCCCATTTAGCTAATTCCAAATTGTTAAGTGCTTCATTGATTAACAAATTATAAAAATCTTCACTCCAAAAATATTTTCGATTGTCCAATGCTATAGCATGAGCTTGATCAAATACGTTTAGTTTTGTTTTAATATTATTGCAAGCATTATTGTATTCTGCAGATTCTTTATCATACAAGTAAGTTTTATCGAGATTTATATCATTCATTAAGTTAAATATTTTGTTAATTCTTTCCTTTGGATCAACAACAATGTCGTAATCTTCTGACCAAAGACTATCGAATGTTTTGAATCCGTAGCTTTGTAAATATTTTAGATTTTCGTAACCGGCTACAAGCAAAAAAGGTTTTCCGGCGGCAATTGGTTTAAATATTTTTTCAGTTAAATGTTTTTTGTTTTCTATACACAATGTTTCGCTAACTGTTATATAGTTGACTTTTGAATAAAACTCCAACGGAATTCTAGACTGCATTAGTCCATTAAATGTCGCTTGGTCTTTGCCCCAGTTGTCGTAACTGATTTTTTCAGTTGGCATCCGGTCAAGATATTTTTGTGGTTCGTTGAGCAAATCCATAATATCTACATTGTTGCGTAGTTCGTCTTTCCAATTATAGTTTCCGTTAAAACTAATATAACTATTATGCTGATAGTGAAGCTTGTACATAAGATATACCAAATACAATCTATATTGTCTAGGACCGTCAAGTAAGTTACAATCTAGAAGTGTCTGCTTTTGATCTGTCCAGCCAGCATAGCTATTTGATTGCGAGTGAAACCATTCTCTTGCTAGCAATGCATTGCTAAAATAGTACCAATCAATGAAGTTTGGATACTTTTGTTTAACGTACTCTTTATCGGTACTGTTTAATTCGCTGTTTGCAAATATAGTAGGTTCTTGGAATATATAATCCCATAATTGTTCGTCAAATTTTTGAACCATTGGTTCTTGATCAAAGAAGAATATACGACCTTTATGTCCAGTTTGTAATGTGACTATCTCGTCGATGTGACGTTTACCATCAAACAACCCCATAACAGTGTAACCATCAAGGTGCTTGAGTAATGTACTATAATAATCTTCCATATTAATATTTATAATCTGAGTATTTAATGGTTGACAATGTGGTTTATTACTATATACTGGTATTGTAATAGAAGAGAGGGTAATAGCAATGACAGCACTAGTAAAAATTATCAGCGGAAAATATCGCGGATCTAAATTAGAAAATGTTACACTACCTATGCATCGTCCTGTTGTCGAAGGTGCCAAAGGCGACTTTGTGACAGTTAATGCAACTGAATTGCTAGGTACTGAGTTTGGTAAAATTCGAGTACAAGTAGATGAATATGAATATGTTGGAGATAGCCAGATGACCGGACCGGCAGTCAAAGTAGAAACCGATGAAGAAATTATATCACGTATTGAAGATCGATTTGAAATTCTCAATGAGATGACACGTGCAACAGTAAATGGCAATGTCCGGGCAATGGTGGTTGTTGGTCCTCCGGGCGTTGGCAAGAGTTACGGTGTTGAAAAAGAACTGGAAGAAAGTGGCTTGCTAGACGATTTGGCAGGTCGCCCACGTAAATATGAAGTTGTTAAGGGTGCAATTACGCCTATTGGGCTATATTGCAAGTTGTTTGAATACAGTGATAGAAATAACGTATTAGTGTTTGACGATTGTGACAGTGTTCTAAGCGACGAACTTAGTTTGAATATACTTAAAGCAGCACTTGATAGTGGGAAAAAACGCACTATCCATTGGAATGCCGACAGTCATAAGTTACGTAACGAAGGTGTACCTAATAAGTTTGCATTCCACGGTAGTGTCATTTTTATTACCAATATCAAGTTTGATAATGTGCGCAGTGCAAAGATAAAAGATCACCTAGAAGCACTAATGAGTCGTTGTCATTATTTGGATCTTACATTGGATACTATGCGTGATAAGTATCTGCGTATTAAGCAAATTGCACGTACTGGAGCATTGTTTGATGGATACAAAATGGATGCACAAGACGAAAGTGAAATACTACAGTACATGAAACAAAACGACACACGGTTGCGTGAAATGAGTTTGCGTATGGCAATCAAACTAGCAGACCTACGCCGCATGAGTCCTGGGCGTTGGATGAGTATTGCCGAAAACACTTGTATGAAAACGAGGTAGCATGGAAGATCAGCAGTTTCCATACTACATAGAAGATTGGATACTCTGGGCTGGCAATAGAGTCGACGAGCAAGGCAAACTCATTGACTACTATTGCTATCAGCCGTTTTCTTCTCAACTTCGGTTAGCAAACTACGATATAAGTTTTATTGATCATGGTTGCAATAACATTATTAATGGTATCGGATTTACAGATAGACAATTAGTAACCGCTGTAAAAATTATTACCAAATACCGCCGCCAGATTGCTAAACATTTAGATATTTCACTAGACTACCTAATAGAATCTCCGCCCCAAAGGCTTAGTACTCGCAAAGTAGATCGTCAATATGCTATAAGCAAAAATACTGAGGGTTATATAGTACAATTCCCATATGATAAATTGATGGTAAATGATATGCATAGTTATCGTAAACTAAGTTGTGGAGGATTTGAGTGGGATAATAATGATCGTTGTTGGCATATTATGCCATATGAACTCAATCTTTCATTATTATACAAATTTATTAAAAAGTACAAAAATCGTAACTGGCAGTTAGATGCAGAAGTTGAAGAACAATTTGCAATAGTACAACATTCTCATAACAACATATATAAACATGTTCCGTATATAGACTTTGCAGAAGATGGCCAATTATTTGTTTACAACAGCAATCCTTATCTTGATCAAGCATTAAAAGAATTTGATCTTACTCAGCCATTATCTCGTGTGGTATTTTTTGCAGATAATTATGGCTTGCGAGTCGGTCCTAACTTGACAACATGTATCAAAGAACAGTATAATAGTATACATAAAGTTTTATTAGCAACGCAATCGATGATTTTTGACAAAGCATCTAGACTACAAACCGATCTTTCGATATCGGACTTAGAGTATTTTATGCAAAGCATTCAAGCAGATCATTGGGTAGTAGTAACGTTTGGACAAACCACTGACCGAGATCCAAACCTAGTTAATGCATTGCAACAAACTAATGTACCCGGACAACAATCATACTATCGATACCGAGACAAAGAAAAGAAAAGTGTACATGATTTTTTAGCAAGCGATTTAAAATCAGAAAGTGTAGTTTTGTTTGTAGACAATACTCATGCGTTAACCCAACTATCAGCTGAGCTGCCTAAATCATTATTAAAAATTGTATATTTGTATAGCCACGATTTCTAAATCATTATTAAAAATTGTATATTTGTATAGCCACGATACTGGAAAAAAAATTGAAAACATGTAAAATTATAATCAAGGACGAAGTTAATATTAAGATCGAAGGACTAGATCTTGATGTAAGGAAAAAACTAGTCAACGAATTTAAGTATATGCTGCCCTATGCTAGGCATATGCCAGCGTACAAACTAGGACGGTGGGATGGCACTGTAAGCTTCTTTCAAATGGGAGGCAGTACATATCTAAATCTGTTGCCACAAATACTTCCTATAGTAGAACGCTATAACTATAACATTGAACTAGAGGACCGTAGACAGTCATACGGCGAGATAAAATTTGATCGTGTTAGCGAAGAAACATTTGCACACAAGAACTGGCCAGAGGGGCACCCAGTTGAAGGGCAGCCTGTTAAACTGCGTGACTATCAAGTTGAAGTAGTAAACAACTTTTTAGAAAATCCACAGTGTTTGCAAGAAATTGCCACAGGAGCAGGCAAAACACTGATAACAGCCGCTCTTAGTAGTAGTGTAGAACAGTATGGCCGCAGTATTGTTGTTGTGCCAAACAAAAGCTTGGTTGTGCAAACAGAAGAAGACTACATTAATCTAGGATTGGATGTAGGTGTTTACTTTGGTGATAGGAAAGACTTTGGAAAAACACATACAATCTGTACATGGCAAAGTTTAAACAGTATGCTCAAGAACACAAAGAATGGTGTAGCACCTGTTACTATCGAGGCGTTCTTAGAAGATGTTATTTGTGTTATTATCGACGAAGTACACCAGGCAAAAGCAGATGCACTAAAAACATTGCTTACAGGAGTAATGTCTAATATTCCTATTCGTTGGGGATTAACTGGCACCATACCTAAAGAGAAACATGAGTTTTCTAGCTTACATGTAAGTTTAGGCGAAGTAGTGAATCAAATTGCTGCTAGCGAACTACAAGACATGGGTGTACTAGCACAGTGTAACGTAAACATATTACAAACACAAGACTACAAAGAGTACACCGAGTATCAGCAAGAAATGCAGTATCTTGTTACAGACGATACACGCATACAATGGATGGCTGATCGTATCAACGGTATTAAACAAAACGGTAATACTCTTATACTAGTAGATAGAATCAAAGCAGGAGAAAAACTACAAGAGTTGATTCCTGAAAGTGTGTTTGTTAAAGGCGATGTTAAATTAAAAGATAGAAAGGACGCTTACGATGAAATTAAAGAAGGAACAAACTTGGTTATCATTGCTACTTACGGTGTTGCTGCCGTGGGCATTAACATTCCTCGTATCTTTAACTTGGTTCTTGTGGAGCCTGGAAAGAGCTTCGTTAGGGTAATTCAAAGTATTGGGCGTGGTATTCGCAAAGCCAAAGACAAAGATCACGTTGAAATATGGGATATCACTAGTAGTTGTAAGTTTAGTAAACGACACTTAACTAAACGTAAATCTTTCTATAAAGAAGCAAACTATCCGTTTAAGGTCCACAAAGTTAAAGAATACTAATCAAACCCATGGTCGATTATACTGTTGTTTCCTCGTTCAGGAAAGTAATCTTCCTGTACACCTTCACGTTCTAGGTCTAGAGTAATACAGTGTAATCCGCCATCCCAGAACCATCTATGTCTCCAAGGCACATGAACTGGTTCCATTTTATGCTTTTTAAGAAATTTGTTAACAATTGGATTATCAATTTGACTTACACATACATGATGTTCGTCGAGTACTAGTACGTTAACGTCAAATACAGTTTCTTCAACATATCCTACCCAGTCTTGCAACCAAGTTTCTACAAAGTGTGTAAGTTCACTGTTGTCTTCTTCACCTGGTACCCACCATTTGCCACTTACTTGATCTTTAAGATTTAAGAAACCTCTAACTTTATCCCAGCTTTGGTCAGGTAGATAACATATATCCCAGTCTGGGAAAGTGTTGTTGTATGTTTGTATTTCTCTTAAACTCAGTATTGCACCTGGCTTAATCGTATGGAAACAACTATCGTTATGACCCCCAACATTAAGATTGTTAATTCGTATATTAGGAATTTTATTTTTTAAATCTTCAATTTGGAAATTTTTAAACGTAGAATCCATAGTGTCGACATAGAGATCTCGACCAACAAGCGTCATTGATGGAGCATCTATTAGAAAGCCAGAAGGCAAAGATTTATAAAATCCTAATGCTTCTTTTTTAATTTCTTCACTAAGGTTGTTAAAGTAGTTAACATCATTGCAATAATCGTTGTAACTACCCCAACTACTACCACTTATAGTATTCCAATAATCCAATGACCAATGGCGAATGCTAAGATCGTTGTAATCTTTAATTAAATACCATTTTACTTGGTCTTGTGAATTGTAACTATTAAAAGCTGCCTCTATACAATCGCTTTTACTTTCCGTATTAGTATAGTATAATGTATTACCAATAACTACATGCGCATCTCGTACTTGCAACGGACTTCTCGGCACACCTTGAGTTCCGTTAACAGCACCATTGTTGTCGATATAATTCATAATACTATCATGAGGATCGAGTTCGGGCTGTATCACATTGCATCCGAAATCTTTTAATACATTTTTGTAATTTTCTAGATCTTCTTGTGTCTCGTTAGCAATCCTTTGCAAAGAACTTCGAATTTTTGAATTCTTTACGTCATTAAAAAAATCACTGGTGTAGTGGTTTCCTACCATAACAGATTTAAGTTTGCCCCATTTATTCCATATATTATATTGGTTCAATGAAAATTCCTTTTATGTGTTATATTTATAAAGATAAATATGCGTATATTATTTTATTACTAAGGTCACAAATGCTGTTCGCTAGAATTGATTTAGAACAAACTAACTATAGTCAAATTGACAATTGGCAGTATATAAAAAATCCAAATACTGTTGAACTAGACAATATATATCACACTTACTGTCGATATAAGAAGTTCCGCAGTTTTATGCCCATCTTTGACAGTGAGTACACAGATCCAAAAAATGATATTATTGGTTACTATCATCGAGAAAAATTGGTTGCTTTTAGTTTAATTACACGCTATAATGAACACAACGCCGAATGTCTTCAGTTCGCTTGGGATTATGCTACACCCGGGTTACACTTGGGTTTGAAAAGTTTACGCAACGAATGTAGTGTATACAAAGAACGTGGCTACAAGTATCTTTACTTGGGCGGCGCAGACGAATACAAAAAGAATATCGATGGATTTGAAATAGCAGGACCTATTTAATGGATGTATATACAATTTACGCTGACCACAGCGAAGAAACAAACGCACACGAATTTGTAAAATTAATGCGCAAATTTCTAGACAAAATGGTAGAACTAGAACGTATGGAAACATATCGTATTACACGTATGAAACTGGGCTTTCGCAGCATGGACTTGCCAGAGTTTAGAATTGACATGGAGTTTAAAAACCTACAGCAATTAGACGATAGCATGACCAGTGTGCTACGCAACGAAAAAAGTATTGAAACGGAACACGTTGGCTTTAATCATTTAGTGGATGTAGAAACTATACAACACTTTTTGTATAGAGATTTCCCAGATGACGTTTGAAGAAAACATCCAGGAATGGATATTGGATTGGGTAAGTCAGCACAATACAGCATTAGACGCAGTGCCATGTCCGTTTGCTAAACAAGCATTACTAGATAATAAAATAATAATGCGTGAACTAAAGCCCATGGATAATATCAGTATGCCCGAATACTTTGCGGCAGAATTAGAAAACTACACATATCATTGGCCAAAAGGCATTGAAGTTGTTGCTTTAGGATGCGATCCAACGCATATCACAGCACAAGAACTTGAAACAGCCGTAGAACAAAGTAATACTAAAACCTTATTACCACGTGGTTATGTGGCATTAGAAGACCACCCGGACGCACCAGAAATAGTTGCTGGTGAAAGTATGAACAACGGTATCTGGGCAATAGTGCTTGTGCAGAGTAAAGAAAAACTAGACAAAGCCAGTGCTATACTAGAACGCCAGGGATACTACAACAACTGGAGCAAAGAAAATCTCGACGATGTTGTAAATTGGCGTAAATCAACTTGACCTATACAACTGTTTGTGTTACAATAAAGTATAATTAAACAAGGATATCCAATGAGAATACTTACAGCAGAAAATACTTGCTTTGAAATGACCGACTTTCCCGAAGAGGTCGATGATTTGCGGTTTGGTGTTTTAGACAACAGTAATCCCAACGATCCTGACTACTTTTTTATTCCTCTAATATTTTTAGAAACATTTAATGATCCTGCCTTTGTGCTTAAAATTGGCGGAAAAGAAATACGCATGCCTTATAATTGGCAAGTTTTAATCGGCGAAAGCGATTATGGTGACTTAGAAGTACTGCCATTGGCCCGACTTAACGATAGAGACTTTAAAGCATTTGCATTTAATCCACTTAGTGATAGTATGCCCGATTATGAACCCATTGAAATTACTGATGTATATCATGATGTTAAATGGTATTTTCCTAAACTAAAGCCAGGACAAATACTAGCAGTGCCATTAGAGAACACAGATAAACCTAAGTGTGCATACTTTGTTAAAGATATTAGCAGACAATGCGAAGTAGTGGATATTGGTAAAGCATGGTAGATAATAGTACTAGTGCAATTAAATTAGCTAATCTATTTAGTGCTGTTAATCGCAAAGATAGAGATTGGTGGGAACAGCTTAATGACGATCAACGTAAAAAATTCAGTAGTTGGTTATATAGCAGATACATGAGTATTGTGCGTCACAATAATCCGGACATGCATCGATATTATCTTATGGGCACTAACAACGTAATAAATCGACACCTTAGTGGTCTTACTAAGAATCATGCAAAGTTAATTTATTTGCTAATGACTACACTGCCTAATGAGTTTGCACGAGCTGATCATCAGTATATTCCCCCGATGAAAAAAAACAAAGCTGACAAAAAAACAAATAACAAAATACGAATACTGACTCAATTAAATCTAAACTCCAAGGATGATGACTTAGAGACACTAGCTAGTGTAATGACTGATGATGAATTTGCAGAGTTAATGACATCCCATGGCTGGACCGCTAAAAAAATTAAAGCAGAACTTAAACAGTAGGCAAAAATGAGCGGAATGGGCGATATCATAAAAGCAGCTAAGGACTTAGGACCAATAGAAAAGCTATATCAGTGTAAATTCTGTAGCAAATCTTATGTTAAAGAAAGTACACTTGCTAGTCATTTGTGCGAGCCGAAGCGTAGATATCAACAGAGAAATGAAAAAGGAGTAATTCTTGCATTTCAAGCATACAGAAAGTTTTTCAAATTCACACAAGGCAAAGAAAATAAAACATATGAGGAGTTTTCTAAAGGTCCGTACTATGCTGCATTTGTAAAGTTTGGTAGACATCTCAATAGTATTGATGCAGTAAATCCAGAACGGTTTATTGAGTGGGTTATTAAAAATAACAAAAAGCTCGATCATTGGTGTAAAGATGCATTCTACGAAGAATATTTACAAGGATATAGTCGAATTGAAAATCCTCGCGATGCGCTAGAAAGAAGCATTGTTGAGATGGGAAAATGGGCTGCTGAAACTGATAATCCAGTAAATGAATATTTTAGACATGCTTCTGAAAATCGAATCACTAGAAGTATAACAAATGGACGTATTAGTCCGTGGGCAATTTACACAAGCGAAAGCGGAATAGCAGTATTAGGCCGCTTAAATGAAGAACAAATTACACTGATATATTCATGGATTGATCCTGATTTTTGGAATATTAAACTAAAACGACAAGTCGACGATGCAGATTGGTGTAAGTCGCTTATGACACAGTCAGGTTTTTAATAATGAAAGTACACATAGGTCCTTATCGTAAGAATCGTGCAACAAGAGTTGAAATAGAACCACACGACACATGGAGTATGGATCATACACTTGCTATGATTATTCATCCCATGCTTGTGCAACTAAAAGCAACAACACATGGATATCCTAGCGGTCTTACTGAAGAAAGTTGGAACCAAATACTAGATGAAATGATTTGGGCGTTTGGACACAAGTCAAAAGAATTGGATACGGCTGAGGTGTGTCGTGACAAATGTTCTAACTTTGCTGATCCTGTTTGCAAGCATTGCTTACACGATACACAAGAACGCCTTACAAATGCATTTATGCTGTTTGGCAAATACTACGAAAATCTTTGGGATTGATTGATGGATATTGATATCGACAGTGCTGACAGAGAACGCATACTTGAACTGATAAAAAACGTTCCTGCTAGCATACACAGAAAAGATGAAATTGTAAAACACAACACTGGAGTATATGTTAATCCTGTGCCATGCGATCCTCAAATGAATTTGTGTACGTTAGACCACAAACAAGCAGAAGATATGGGATATATCAAATTAGATTTTCTTAATGTTAGTGTATACGAAAAGGTTAGAGATAATGCTCACTTGGAAGAATTATTAAACACTAACCCAGACTGGAATAAATTACAAGATAAACATTTTGTAAAAAATATTGTACACATTGGCAACCATTACGATACTATGCAACGTATGCCGGAACCAACTAACAGTATTGCTAGGATGGCTATGTTTCTTAGTATTATTCGTCCTGCTAAACGACATCTAATAGGATTGCCTTGGGCAACTGTAGCAGAAACCGTGTGGCAAAAACCCAGTGATAATAGCTATTATTATAAACATAGCCATGCTGTTTCGTATGCCCACTTAGTAGCACTAGATATAAACTTACAGTTGGGAGTTTGATTCTAGTTCATTTTTTTGCAAAGCTGTATGCTTTTTCGTTTGGTACGCTTAGTAGAAAGTTCATCGAGTCTAACACAATGCCCAACAACTATTTCAACTTCTTTAGTTATCAGTGTTTTTGCACTGTATGAAAATTGTCTCCAATCATTTTTTAAAAAGATGTTAATTGGAATCATTCGGTTACTTTCCCACCACCATTGCTCGGCATATTGTAAAAAGTTTTTTTGATCAAACGCTGATTTTAATTCCCCAAAGTCGTATATAGTTGTTATGTCACTATCCTGGTTTTGTATAACACACACAAATTCAGAATCTGAATAACGCACGATTGCAAGGAATGGGTATTTTTCCAGCAATTGTTTTATTTTATTGTTGTCCATTGCGATAAATATCTTTATTAATTAAGGGCAGTTTATGTTTACTACTATAGGATATTTATACAACCAAATTCACCCGGTAGTTTTAGGAACTAGTAGCCCCGACAATAGGTGGAATCGTATGTATTACTCAAAATCAGTAAAGTTGCACAAAGGGGTTGATAATCCTGTAAAGTTTAAAATTCGCAATAACAACCAAAAAGATGTTGATATTACCGATAGCCAATTTACATTAAGCATTGTAGATAGCAAAACAAACAAAGAAATTCTAAATAGATCTCTAACAATTGAAAACGCAACTAAAGGTATGTTAAGTGTTACTATTACCGAAGAAGACCTTCAGGACTTTGCAATGAACCAATATCATTATGGTATTAAAATGCTAAACAGTAGTGGTGTGCAATATCCAATTTATGTTGATGATAACTACAGTGCAAGCGGTGTAATTGAAATACAAAATGATGCTTATCCAATACCAACTCCAGCAGTACAGCCTACCTTAGGCGCATACAGCGACGGCACAGCATACTCAAGTGTTGTAGTAGTAACGCCAGGCAACAATGGTATTAATACCGCTGCATATTACCTAAATGGGTTTAGTGGAACAATAACTGTGCAAGGCTCGTTAGAAGATTCAACGGGTGTTGGTAGCGGCGAGTGGATTGATATAACTAGCAGTACGTATACAACGGAAACAGGTGTAGGATACACAAACTTCACGGGTATGTTCAAAGTAATACGATTTAAGATCGAGTTAACAGCCGGCAGCGTAGACAAAATCTTATACAAATACTAATTGCTCTTTAGGCAAATCTAGTATATACTACTAACATGAACTTGATACAACAGGCAATAATTGATGTATTACCTGCTCGCAAAAAGCAGGCTAGTAAAGGGTGGATTAGCTTTAATGCGCCCTGTTGTACCCATCGTGGCGAAACACCAGATAAACGTAATCGTGGTGGGTTATTGCCTACACCCGAAGGCGGGTTTAGTTATCATTGCTTTAACTGTAACTATAAAACAGGATGGCAACCAGGGGGGCATCTCGGATTTCGTGTCAGGAATTTGCTTAACTGGTTGGGTATGCCGTCGGATCAAATACAACTATTGGTGTTTGAAGCAATGCGCAATGTTGACAAGGATATTGTACAACAAGAATTTAAGAAGAAAAGCAAATCTTTTAAACCAGTAGACTTACCAGATTCTGGAAATGTATTAGAGTTAGTTGACGCAGGAGCACACAAGTTAGATTCAGATCTCAATGCAGTAGTTGAATTTATACAAGATCGTGGATTTTCACTTAACGATTATAATTGGCATTGGAGCCCAGATTCTAAGCATGGAATGAATCGTCGAGTAATAGTACCATATACATGGCAAGGCACAACAATTGGGTATACTGCACGAAGTATTAATGATAATAGTAAATTAAAATATTTTAATCAAGTTGATAGTGATTATGTGTTTAATGTAGATGCACAAACAGCCGAAAGAAAATTTGTAATAGTAACCGAAGGACCATTGGATGCTGTAGCAGTTGATGGCGTAGCAGTACTAACAAATGAAGTTAGTGAAAACAAAGCAGAAATTATTGAAAGTCTCGGAAAACAAGTTATAGTTGTGCCTGACCAAGATCGCAGCGGAAAGCGTTTATTAGAACAAGCAATTGATTATGGTTGGAGTGTAAGTTTTCCATTGTGGGAAAAAGATGTCAAAGATTGCGCAGACGCACATCGTCGTTATGGTAAGTTATATACATTGCGAAGTATTTTAGCCGATGTAGAAGATAATGATTTAAAAATTAAATTGCGTAGTAGGACCGTTTTCGGTTAATATATAATAAAACAAGGAACAACATGGCAACTAAAGATTACAGTATAGATCTACAAAAGCTATTTTTAGAAATTATGATTAGTGACGCTCAATGTTATGTACGAGTACAAAACATTTTTAGCAGTATTAACTTTGATCGTAGTCTAAGAAGTGTTGCTGATTTTATTATCGAATATAGCAACAAGTATAGCGATCTTCCAACATCGGCACAAGTAAAAGCCGAAACTGGCACATCACTAGAAAAAGTAGATGGATTCGATGATACAATGAATGATTGGTTCCTTGACGAGTTTGAAAGTTTTACACGTCACGAAACACTCAAGCGTGTGATATTGGAAAGTGCTGATTTAATTGAAAAAGGCGAGTACGATCCAATTGAAAAGTTGGTTAAAGATGCAGTACAAATTAGTTTAACACGAGACTTAGGGATCGATTATTTTGAAGATCCACGTGCTCGATTAAGTGCACTTAAAGACAATAATGGTCAAATGACTACTGGCTGGCCTTCGCTAGACCGTAAGCTTTTTGGTGGGTTTAACAGAGGAGAGTTAGAAATCTTTGCAGGTGGCTCTGGCTCGGGCAAGAGTTTGTTTATGCAAAATTTAGCTGTTAACTGGATGCAAGAAGGGAAAAACGGCGTATTCATTACATTAGAACTTAGCGAAAATTTGTGTAGTATGCGAATTGACAGTATGACCACTGGCATTGCTAGTAGAGACATTTTTAAAGACCTTGACGGTGTTGAAATGAAAGTCAAGATGATGGGTAAAAAGTCTGGTAAGTTGCGTATCAAGTATATGCCGGCACAAAGCAATGTAAACGATATTCGCAGTTATCTTAAGGAACTACAAATTCAAACTGGACTCAAATGTGATTATGTTTGCGTTGACTATTTAGACTTGCTTATGCCAGTGAGTGCTAAAGTTAGTCCAAGCGATATGTTTGTTAAAGACAAATATGTAAGTGAGGAATTGCGTAACTTAGCAAAAGAGTTTGATATGATTGTAGTTACTGCTAGTCAGTTGAATAGAGGAGCAGTAGAAGAAGTTGAGTTCGACCACAGCCATATCTCCGGAGGCATCAGTAAAATTAATACTGCAGATAATGTGTTTGGTATCTTTACTACTCGTAGCATGAGAGAAACTGGACGTTATCAACTACAGCTAATGAAAACACGTAGTAGTAGTGGCGTTGGACAAAAGGTAGAATTAGCGTTTGATGTTGATAGTTTGCGTATTGTTGATGCTGGGGACGAAGATGATTATAGTCCACCGCCAAGTAGTACAGTATACGATACACTAAAAAAGAAAACCACTGTAACTAATAACTCTCAATCAGTTGACGAAATGCCTAAGATTAAGGCAGATGTACAAAGTACTAAGTTAAAAAATATGTTAGCAGGACTAAAGAGCGGCTAATAAGATAAATTCTCTAATAGGTATTTTTGAATAAATATAATTATGAAAAAGAAAACTCGCAGTATTCTTGAAGAAATTA